GAGAGACTGTGCAGCCGCTGCTTCGGTAGCTGTTCCTGGCGTTCCGAGGAACTGTTGATAAGGACCGTTAGCAAGTGAATCAGCATCAGCCGTTACGAATGTATGAGCAACTTGGCCTGTTCCGCCCGTTCCTACATTCATCGTAATCGTAGTACCCTCTACAGCAGTAATTGGGCATCCTCTGTTATAGTATGGGTGATGTGATTCTGGTGACCTATGATTCTGGTTACCAGAGCCCATGTTGCAAGAGAATACAATACTTTCAGGAGCAAACCATACAAGATCTCCAACCTTAAAGTTGTTGCTTCCGATCGTTGCGGTAAATACTCCAGATGCTGGATCGTAAGTTGCATTAGTTGGAGTGTAAGTTGTAAACTGCGATACATCATTTTCTTGAACGACTTGTGACATTACAAGACCGAGGTAATCGTAAATGTCTGCAGTTTGCTTACGGGTATCTGCTGGAAGTACACTTACTCCATTTTCGAAGTAGATTCCTGCAGATTGTCTAGAAGCAAAGTTTCCGCCATATTGAACGTCGTGTGATACAGCATCAATTAAGTAACCGATGTCTCTTCGACATTTCGCTCCTGGGAAGCCTAATCCATTTTGAACTGCGGTCAAGTATGTAAGTACATTATCTGCTAGAGCAGGTACAGCATCTTCAACCGCTTCCTTACCAGCAATAACTGTTGGTGATTGCCATGTTTGTAATGGATCGACTCGAGTTGGGAATGTAGCATAAGATCCAGTCTCAACAACATTGGTAATAATCATACCTAATGCTTTTGCTCGAGTAGCGATCATTGGGTTACCAGCAACATTACCGAGTTCTTGTCGATATGGATTTGAAACCTTAATGATAGCATTTGCTTTAGCACTTACAAATGAGTGAGCCTGAGTGTATCCACCGGCAGGTTCAACATTAACTGTAAATGTAGTTGCAGTAACAGCAGATACTCGAAGTGGCTTACGATAAACAGGATCTGTTACTCGTGGATGCGAGATCTCAACGGCTGGGTTATTACACTCAAATGTAATACCTTCCTTTTCGATAACAATGTAATCACCAAGACTTAATGTGTGTGGTGCCAAAGTAGTTGTTACCATTTCACCAGATACTGGATCATAAGCAACTGTACTTACACCGAATCGATCAAGTGGTCGTAATGGAATTTCTTGACGTTGTACAATCTTCTCGACCAACTCAGACATGTGAGTAAAGGCAAACTTAGAAGCTTCTCTCTGTTCGAGTGGCAGAGTATTAACTGCGTTATCAAAGTAGAGTTTAGCATTACCTAAGGTTGCTGCATTACCACCATACTGAATATCATGTGAGATTCCATCCAAGATGTACTTGGTATCTCTTCGACATTTGTCTTCGCTATAAGGAAGAATCTCGAAGTACTCAGCAAGGTGAGCATAAAGACCATCTTGTACGCTTGGGATTACAGCTTCCAACTCAGTGAATGCAGTCTTGAATTCATCGACATAAGCATTAGATGCACTGTTTGGTTCTTCCAAAGCAGGCATACTTTCAAGTGAGTTATTTGATATTGCATTAGCAACTACAGAGAATAGTCTCTCAACTTCATTACCAACCGCTAGACCAGCACTACCTGAGTCTCTATTCTGTGTAGCGCTGTTTGAGCTAGACTTAAGTCCCAGTCCATCGACATCTTGATCTTGTACGATGTACTTAGCAACCTCTGCAATGTGGATGAATGTTTCAGCGGTCTTAGCTTGTTGATCAACCGGTAATACACTTACAGCATTCTCGAAGTAAAGTTTAGCATTTCCTCGAACTGCTGAGTTACCGCTGTGGTAAGTGTCAAAGATTACACAATCTGTTAAGTAACCAACGTCCCTCTCACACTTAGCAACATCATAAACATATGAAGGATAGTTGTCAGCAAGGTAAGCAGTGATTTCAGCCTGCATGAATGCTTTGTTATTCTTTAACTGTTCCCGAGCATTAAGACCATTTAGACCACGAGAGCTTGATGGACCGAATACAATATTATCAGCGGCTGTTTCACCGTTGGTCATAATGTCGATAAGCTCATTGAATGAATTCAGAGTCTTTGTCTTAGCAGTAGGATCGGTTACAGCGGCTACCGCAGCATCTCGAGTATATTCAATTGCAGAAACAGTTTCTGTTAATTGTTCAGTGATTACGTTATCAGCTAATTTCGTACCAATTCGATAAGCTAATCCATTGAATACCGCATTAAAGTTTGAATCAGTTAGAACATCTCGCTTAACTGCATTAATCAGAATTGCCATATCTCTGTAGCACTTTTCACCATCGAAGGTGTAGTAACGCTCTCTCAGATATTCAACAACGTCTTCAGCAATAAAGTCCTTGTTCATTTGGATTTGCTTACGTGCCACAGTCCTATTAGGATCAACTGTTGGGTTAGTAGCTTTAGGAATGTAATCAGCAGTCTTATCATCTACAAGGGCAGCAACTGCTTGGATCAAGTCATGTACCGCAGTACCGGTAGCAGCAGGAGCGGCTGTACCACTTGTATCCTGAGCTGGTACATTAGCAGATGAAGGAGTGATTGCAGTTTCTGTTACGACCTTTTCAGCAACATCTGCTAATCTCTCGAATGCCAATCGAGTTGGAACTCGTTGTATTTCTGGTAAAACATTAATAAGTGTACGTAGACCAGAAACGTTAGCAGTTGGATACTCTTCAGCAGTATCTCTCATTTGTCCTTTTACTTCAAGAGGAAGAACGTTAACGCTTCGTAGTTGCTCGTAATCACCGGATGTTTCATCATCACGTGAGAAGTAGAATGCAGCAGACTCAATAGTAGAAGCATTGCCACCATACTCAATATCCTTAGATACCGAATCGATGATATGACCAATATCTCTGAAACACTTAGCCTTGTTATATGGAAGACCGTTGAATACGTTGATGATGTGTTCAATAACATCAGTTTGAAGGTTTTCAGTCTTACCATCCATTCTAGCAACGGCAGTCTCGAATCCAGCTTCAATGGTAGGTTCAACATAAGAAGGTAACCAATCAAGTGTGTCAGCTTCAATTGTCTTAGTGACAACCGTAACAAGATCACGACCTTTATTACCTAGGATGATTCCTAAATCTCCACCTGAAACATCCTGTGTTTGAACGTTTCCTGTTGTAGGTGTAATTGCAATTGCTCGAATAACCGAGTAGCAAACTTCAGCAATGTATTCCCAAGTTCGAACGGTTGGAACAACTTGATCTTCGGGTAATACAGCCATTGCGTTTTCAAAGTAAAGTCTTGCAAAGTTAACCGCACCAGCATTTGATCCGTGTTGAATATCCCAAGAGATTGCATCAATCATGTATCCAGTATCACGAAGACACTTAGCAGTATCATAAGTAAGATTTGGATAAGTGTCAGCGATATGTGCTACTGTTTCAGCTTGGATAAACGTCTTGTTTGTCTGTAGTGCAACTCGAGCATTAGCATGAGCTACATCAACTGCATTAGTACCCCAAACAATCGTATCAGCATTACCTGAACCGTTTGATAAGATGTCAATGATTTCGTCGAAAGCATCGTTGCTTCGAGTTAAAGCAGTACCTGTAAGTTCTTCACTAACCTCTGACTTGAGGTAGTTGATTGCACCAACAGTTTCTGTGAGCTGGTCATTAACGACCTTGTCTGCACCTACGGTTCCAATTCGATATCCCAATCCCATGTAAATTGCAGGATAGTTAGAACCAGTAGCAACCGAACGTCTTGCTGCATCAACAATAAATCCAGTATCTCGAGAACACTTATCACCATCAAATACGAAGTATTGAGTATCAAGGTATTCCATGATCTCAGTCTGAATCATGTTTCGATTTGCTTGGAGTTGCTCTCTAGCCAACTGCCCGGCTGTATTGGTTGTTACCTTTATGACCGCGTCATTAGCCACACTCACGAAGGTGTGAGTCCCTCCAGATCCTGTACCTACATTGACAGTAATATTGTTTCCTGCAACGTTTGTAATCTCCATTGCGGTCTTGTAATTACCATCTCCAACTCGTGGATATTGATGCTCAGTAGCATTACTATCCAGAGAACAGGTGTATGTAAAGCTATATGGTGTAAACTCAATACGATCACCAATTGCCAAATCATGGTCAGGAATAGTAACAACACTGACTCCAGTTGCAGGATCGTATGTAGCAGTTGTTGGTGTGTAGTAGTTCAAGTAAGATGATGGATCAGTCCAAACGAGTGGATCAGCAATGATAGCACCAACATCAGCACTTACAAATGTATGAACACCGGTATAACCTCCACCAGCACCGACATTCATAGTAATTGACGTCGCAGTTACCGCGGTAACTAATACTGGTTTCTTATAGAATGGATGGTGTTGCTCTGGACTTGCATGATCTTCTGGACCATTACCGTTGTCACAACTAAATACTACACTCTCTGGCTTGATTTCTACATAATCAC